CTAGTTAATATTTCAAAAGCGTCAAATATAGCTAGTTTTTTTGTTGCTGCTGCATTTTTTAATCTATCTGCAGATATATCATCATCACTATCAACAATAGGCTCTTTAGCAACTTTAACTAACTCCTCTACAGCTTTATAACCAGCTTGGATTATATTCTCTTTCTTTTCCTTGATATTCATATTTAATTGTAATTGCACTTGTTTGAACTCTATATAAACGCTCATCGTTTATTATAAACTCGTATTCACTACGAGGTACGAATCCTACTAAATCACCAGGTTTTAAAGTATTTAAATATTCGTGATTGTTGGTATATTTTAAAACACCAATTAATGGTTGCTCTTTTTCTATACTAAAATTATCAATAGCATGTATTGGTTTAACAAAACAATACTCATCTACTGATTTCCAAGTGTTGTTATTTTTATATAAGTATATTTGATCTAGTTGAACAAAATATTTATCTTCTTCAAAATATCCTTTACTATTTTGCTCTACGCCTCTTATATCTTTCCACCTTCTAAAAACATTATGATGAACGATAATTTCATCACCTATATTTATATTAGTTTCAAAACCTTTAGGTGTAGATATAACTATAGCGTTTCTATTTACATTTTGATGTGTAAAATTCTCAGTATTTGTAATAAGTGATTTATCACCTATTTTCTTAATATTGTTATATCTTGAATTTACTGGTTTAACTACAAAATAATAAAGACCTTGCATTAATATTCTAAATTGTACTCAACAGCTATAGCCATGTTTTTATTAAAATCTTTCCAAGGTAAAACCTCGTTTTCTTTTTTAATATAAACACTGTATTTGTCGTCTTCCTCAACTATACAATCGATGATATGCCCTCCGTAAACCTCTTGATCTACGGAGTAGTGCATAGCTTCATTTTTGTAATCTTTACCGATACTAATCTTTCTTATCAGTCTCATCTTCAGGTATTTCAGATATAGTACCATCAGTTAAGTTAACAGATACTTTACCATATTTTTCTTCAAGATCTTTTTGAATTACTTGTAAATCCATTTGCAAACCTTTTAAAGTTTCTAAAGCTACATTTTTTTGCACCTCTAAACCACCAACTTGCATTTGAGCTTGATTTATTTTATTTACCTTATCTTGTACTGATTTTAATTCTTCATCAGTAATCTTTTTTACATCTTTAGCGATGTCTTCTACTTTTACGTCTTTCATTTTATTAAATTTAATTTGTCTCGCTATTAAGCGTCAGCAAGATCTTTATACGCTTCTAATGCTTTTAAAGCAGCATAAGCTTGTGCAACATCATTTTTAGCTGATGTGTTATGTTTAGGTGTATAATAACTAAATATTGTATCTAAAACCTCATCAGGATTAGCTTCTTTAGAAGCTTTGTCTTTATATATATAAGCTGTAAAGTTTCCATG